GCGAAACCGGAAGCTTGGTGCTTCTTCAGCGATTCCACGTACGCTTCATGCGGATGTGGTAAGGTCTTTCTTAGTACACCACTGTGCGGAGTTCAAATGGCAGCCTCGTGCTTTAGGCCTTCTTAGGTCAAAGAGCATAAAGCTGCTACTCGATCTTGCCGAGGACGTTGAAAACGACTTCCTTAGCACCGCAGACCCTGACGCCGAGACAGTTGTATCGGAAGCCGCAAGTTTCTTGGCGGCTCGTCAGTTCAAAGCTCTCGTCACGAAGTACCAGTACAGTTCAGATCTTATCGATCTTAAACCCGAAGAACGCGCGCTAGCCAACTTTTTGGCAGCGGAGCATCGAAATCGACGCTTGAATACAATATTCCGTACTCATTTTCTAAGGGGAACTGAAAGACACTGGTCCATTCCTTTAGTCCGCAAGTACTTTCAGCGGGCTTTGGGCGAAAGGCCGTTCATCGAACGGATCCTTGACGGGTGCGACTTTAGTGGTGGCGCGACTACTATGCATTCTGGAGCTAAAACCCATCTGGCATCGAAGCTAGGTGCGTCTAAAATCCAGGGTGGCACAGGTGCGCTGTGGTACTTCAAAAACGCTATTTGGCGGAACTTCTCCTATATGGAGCAGCTTAAGTCTTATAGTCCGTTAATCAATAGGGATATCGTTTGTATCGATCGTAATGAAACTTTCGACCGCATCGACAACCTTTGGGAGGACTGCTGCTATAACGTTGTTAAGGTTGTATCAAAGAACGCGAAGTCCGGTAGGACTATTGCGAAAGAACCCCCGGGTAACAACCTGGTGCAAAAAGGTATTGACCTTGAGCTACGCGTACTTCTTAAGCGTGCTTACGGGATAGACCTTAGCTACCAAGAACCGAATCAGCTACTAGCTTGCCGTGGGTCTGTGCTTGACAGCACAGATCCTTATGTTACCATCGATGTCAAAGATGCATCAACATCGGTGATCACATGGCTTGTTCGGTCGTTATCCAACCCCTTCTGGTTCCAGTTAATGGATCAAACTAGAAGCCATAAGTATCGCGTTGACGACGGTCCCTTGCGGGATTACGAAGTTTTCGCCACTATGGGTAATGGGTTCTGCTTTCCACTCGAGACACATATATTCGCCGCGATTTGCTCTGCGGCTTATGAACATTGTGGGATGAAACCTGACTTCCGGTGTTACAGGG